GCCTGTAGTTGTCATTATACTTGCGTAGCCGCTCAAAGAACCTGCTACCTTTGCCATTTGTGCCGTTGTTGCCGATACCGCATAAGCCGCCGAACCTGCATAGGCCGCACTTGCGTTTATCGCCGAAACCGCTGTATTCAGTGAATGTATAGCAGAATAGACGGACGAACCCGTCGATACTCCGGTTATGCCGCTTATGCCAATGTAGTCCGCTCCGCTTACGCCGTTTAATATGCCAATCTCATCTACTGCACTGTTTAGCAATGGCCGGTAAACGTTGTTTAGCTGAGAGGCTATATCGAGCCAATTTGATTGCAAGTTTCCGCCGGTGGCCATGTTTGACGAATCGAATACCGTCCAGGGATTTGTTCCCGACAATGTTAATGTAATAGTTGATACTGCTGCTGCACTAATCATTTATATCACCTCATCGTGCGGCAAAGCCGCCAAAATATATTTCGCCAATTAACCAAGCTTCACTACCCAGCATAAAACATGGCAGTCCCTTGATAAACTGTGTTTTCAGAAAGCACAAGAGTTGGCAAGGTTGGCACTAAAATATTTCCGTCTGTATTCCTAATTCTTAGCGCTATTCCTTCATAACGCGCAAGAGTAAGGTCAAAAATTGGAAACATTATGTTAATACTTGGCCTATACCTTACGGGAAATTCTGAAATTTTAGTTCCCGCCGTTATCGTTGTTCCGGATTTGCACGAAAATTCAACAATTACAAACCCTAAGTCGTTTTTTGCATATCTTACGCCTATCCCGTCTGAGTGAGCAGTCCAGTCATTTTCAAGTACAGCGGTTGTAAAAGATTCTTGTAAACGGATATGCCCAAGATTAGATTGCGTTGCCTCACTCACCAAATGTGTCGCAACCGCAGCAGGCAACCCGTTTATCTCATCAAACCCCACATTAAGCAGATTCCCTTTATTATCGTAGTACCCTCTCGGTCTTATATATTTATCTGTCCTGTCAACCACCTATATCACCCGCCGATCAATTGTATAATGCAATTTGCTATTCAGCAAGGTAAAGCCTTGATTCAATGTATTGCACCTGACTTTGTATTGAAAATACTTACCTTTAAGGCTAATTGCTACCCTTTTGGCAAAGTTTGAATATACCGCCTTGTTCGGCGCAAATGCGTTCGGGTCGAAGTTGTCAGGCAGCCATACACCGCCTAAATCATAAGATGCCGCCACTGCTGAACCTTCAATATCGTTTATATATACCGATATCGCAATTGTCGTGTTGCCGAACATTGACCGGAATTCAAAGTATAAATGCGTGAACAGTTTAATCAGATCATAGCTATTACCGGGATTCATTTTCTTTGAATACCAGTATGCATCAATCGCCGTTCCGTCGTCGCTTACCGCCGAAGGGTCAAGCTTATACAGATTGCCCGCACCGCCGAAATACATGTACCCATCTTTGACGCTAAAGCAAGTTGGTTCATGCGCCAAAGTCCATTTCAGCCACGGATATATCACCCTGCCGCCGCTTTGATGAATAAGGTTTTGCTGTAGAACAAAAATCTGGTCGTTCACACGCAACCAGTATTTTTTGTCGTGTATTATTGCGAATGCGCTCTCTCTGCTTGCCGCACTTTCCGTCATAAGTCCGTCACGTATACCAGTGAATCCGTTTATGTCCTCGCTGATAAGGTCAAGCTTATACCCTGCACCCTCTGACCTTAATTGAACTACTCCCCTTTGGCTCAGCGCCGTAGGTATGCCGTCAACCAGCCTTAAGGTATCGGTTGCGATAAGTCCTTCGCCGTCGTACATTTCAGTGATTGAATTGTTCGGAGGCGCACCAATCAAGCCATGAACGGAACGGTATTTCCACAGCTGCAATGTGTTGGCAGTCTTAAGAAAGCCCATCATCTTATCGTTCTTTACCCCAACATCAGCATAAGACGTTGCGGGAAAGTAAGTTGGGTCCACAGTATCACACCAGAACACTCTTGCAGGGAAAGAAGGATTGCCGCTTAAATAAACATTGGTATCGTTGCCCTCGCCGTATGTTTCACAGAAGGTGCAGTTTGTGATGCATGTTGCAAGTAACACAGGCTTGTATGCCGTAATTTCAACATTCCCTATGCCCGATGTTGGTGCAGTGGTCAGACTAAAGTACCCGCTTGCATAATTCACCGTGTACCCCGCTGTAGCCGCACCAGACGTCAAAGTAGCATTATCCACGATAACTATGTTGTTACCTGTCGTAAGGCTCCCAAATGACATATAGAACGTCGTAGATGTACCATTGCCTGAGAATGTATCTTCAAATGCTGATGTAAGGTAGTTCAATTCGTCAATCTGTCCGCCGCCTGTACCGTCAGGATTCTTATTAGCGTAGTATGTTGGAACGTACCCCATCACCGTTGATGCCGTTGCACCGTTATATTCAATATATCCCGAACCGTCCATGATATAAATATTGCCGTTCATTTCAAATGCCCTTGTAGTACCGGATGCCATACCGGAATAAATCGTTGTAGCGGAACCGGCAAGGTCTATGTTCAGCGAAGTACCCATAGGATAGATAAAATCGGATGAACTGAACGAATTATAGACAAACAGCGCATTGACGCTCTGTGTCGCCAGTGCTGTTGCATAATACCTTGTGTATCCGTAGCGTGAATTTATGCCGTACAATTCGTTGTTGACGATATTTTCACAGTCCGGGCTTTGATCGTCGTTTATATCAGTAGGTGGCTTTGTTACATTCAGACCACCTATGAAAGCTGTTATGGGATATTCCTGTAGCGCCATATTATCACCATCCCTTAACGTTGCTTATAGTCTGCTTGCCGTGTTCCGTTGACGTATCTATTGAATTGCGTTTCTTTTCATATTCTGCTATAAACGCCTGCCCCTGCCCTACGTTTATCCCATTGCCGATAAGTATGTCACCGGCCACGCCATAAGGAATCATTAAAGCCGTTCTGTCCTTTATCAGGAAAACATCTGTAGCTGTCGCCACCGCAGACGGTATAATCCAGTAGTCAAAAAAGAATTCCGCAGAATATCCCCTGCTTATCAAAAGGTTGCCGCCGTCAATTCTATAGTCCGTCAGTGTACCGCATTCGCCGTTTGAACAATATCTGACCTTCTTTATATCGCCATAGTCAGACGGCAAAGCATATTCGCAGTAAGGTTTAAATGACGGTATAGCCGCCGTGCTGTCACCAAAAGTATATGGATACAGTGCAACATTTCTTATCCTGTATTCCTGTTCGCCGTAAAAGTTCAGTTTGATATAGTCGGATGATACCGCAGCCGTAACAAAGTTTCTGTACACCGTGAATGTGCTTGCGGCTGTTACGGTTACAGTGGATAAGGTTGTCATGGTCGAAAGGCTTGAACCTTCCAGAATGTCCATAGAATGCGCACCGTCACATTCATAATAATAAGCATATGCACTTGCCGCCGCATATCCTACACTTGTAGTGCTATGGGTATTGTAGGAAAAGGTTTCACCCAACATGTTTGCTACCGGAAACTGCGATATCGCTACACTTGACGCTATTTTGTCTTTTTGTGCAAGCTCGAAATAGTGCTGATTAACACTCTCCGTAACCCTATTCGTCAAAGACAAATCTATATTTGCGCTTATCGTCGAATATTCAGCAAGCAGCTTGTAGGTAAAGTTTTTGATATCATTTAATGTGTAATTTCCCACCCCATATCACCCCTTTCTAATAAAAATAAAGCCCGTCACGTTGACAGGCTTGTTGTGACCATTTATCCAATGTCGAAGTAACTCTATGATAAATTTGTAATTTTTGTTGTTGCGGCAACTGGTGTCGCACTACTTATTACTGTATAAATTTTGTTTCCACTCGGATATGCTATTCCAGGGTTTACGAGCCTCGTTGCAAGCACACCATTTACACTTTCAAAGATTCTGTACGTCCACGGCTTATCAGTACCTTGAACATACGAAAACTGCCCATCTTGATATATGCTTTTGTCTCCCATAGTGCTTGTTTCTTCGGTGTGAATGTGTCCGTGAAACCCGCAAATGATTTTCTCATGTGCAAATAATGTTTGTAGATTTGTCAAGGTTTCCGTATACAAGTAATGCCCCACGAGTATTGCTTTGTCGTTTTTGCTATATTCGAGGTATTCTTGTATTGCGGTTAACCTATCTCCCGTCACGTCCACCATATCCATAGGACTTAACAAGTTTGAAAAAATGTCGAGGCATATAATATCAAGATTTTTAAGACTTAATATATAATTAATATTATATCCAAACAGACTACTCCAAGCTTCTGGCGTATATCCTTCGTGGTTCCCGTGTAAGCACATATACGACATATCTAATTCAGCAATTGCAGCAATAAAATCAACTAAATAATCATGTGTTGGCAAATTATTTGTAGTCATGTCTCCAATGAAAAAAACCATGTCAATAGGAGCTATGGCATTTTCGTAATTCAATGAGTTTACGAGGTGCGTCATTCTTTGCGCATCTGTTAACTCTTTAATCTCTCCAACAAGAGTACCATATCCCAAATGTACATCTGACACAAAAACCAACTTAAAATCACCATTTACCTTTGATATCTCGTTAATTTTATCTTGCACCGCACTGGTTAGATACTCTTTTCTTATAGTCCCATTGAAATATGGTTTATAATCAGTTGAGGTGCTTCCTTCTTCTATTTGTATATTGGGGCTTAAAGCAAAAAACCAGTCTGGAGATAGCAATAACACCGAATTCCCTGTGCTTATGCTAATTTTAATGTAAGCATAAGCTGGATACGTTATGCTTGATATAATAAACGCAGTGCCTACGCCTACCACAATCGAACCAACCTTTGTATCACTTGTATCATATACTATTACGTTAAGTGACGGTGAAAATGGGATGTTGGAATTGGAATAGCTAAAATAATATTGTTTGTCAGCGCTTAGATACACGGCACTTGACAATATCGCATATTTATCAGCCGGGTTCCACCACCCGCCTTGTGTCCAAAAATCAGGGTCATTGTTAATTAAATTTTTTGACCGTGTTATTAGTGCGTCTGTTTGGTTCGACATTTCTGCCATTTGTGTAGTATTGTCTGTCACTTGTCCCCAACTATTAGTAAAATTTATTCCCATAAAATCACATCCCTTACAGGTCTACTTGTAAATACTTCAACGGTTGTGCTGCGCTTGCTAAAAACCATATTCCTGTGGTTAGGTGTAGCGGCCCTATTTTTTCGCCTGTGCCAATATCCCAGCTGCCTGTGCCAGATGTCAATGCACTGCTTAAACCCATGTAAATTAAACCAGTTCCTGCATTGTGTATATGAAATGTACCATTGTACGGAAAGGTCGTTGCAACTGTGGATACCGTCATTGACGATACCAGATTGAATGAATATCCATCCTCTTTGAATAGCATAATTATTCCCCCTTACAAAATCTTGAATGTACCGCCAACCTTTGCGGCGTGTTCAAATCACCCTTTGAATCGCTTGTCTTGCCGCATTTCTTACATGTGTATAGCTTTTTCGCCGTAGTAGGCTCAATTACTTTTTCCGCCTCTTTATGCGGTTTCAAAAGCATAATTATTTCCGAAAGCTGCTCGGATATATTTGATAAAAGCATATTTGTTGTATCGCCTTGTATGGCGCGATTGTCTACTTTGTACATGTTACCTCCAAAAGAATAAGGCGGTTTTTACACCGCCTGTTTTCTAAGCATTTCCAACTACCATGTAATTTGCCGCCACCTCGGTTGCAGTGCCCGTTGCGAGGCACACTATCCACCGTACACCTGTCTGTGTTGCCACGGCTCCGGCTATAATGCCGGTTGCCCGCGGTGTTATAAACGCATACAGGGCGGTTGATATGCCGCAGTTTGTCACACAGGACATTACCGCAGCGTTTGACGCTGTTACTGTACCGAACGCCACTTTATACTTTGCGCCGTACAGCATAGTATTTAGCATACCAGGCGTTACGGCCGACACACCGGACAGTGCGCTGTTGAGAGTCGTAAAAGTGGGAGTCAGGAGTGTGCCGGATGCATCTTTGTAACCTTCACCCTGTATATATGAGGATACCCTCGTTGTATCAGTTGCCATTTTGTTTCACCTCCAAAATAGAATAGCGGGCACTTATTATGACCGCTATTTCCATAATTTTACTAAGCCGGTATATTGCCAATTGCGAATTGCCACAAGTAAATCCCTATGCCGAACCTTGCATACACTCCAACTTCCCATGACATCGTCTGCCAATTTCTGTTGTCTGAGGTTTCGGGAGCTACCCTGTCAAGGAAATACAGGTTTTCTTTCATGTTTCTGCTGTCAAGCCAGAACCACGGAGAATTAGTCTTGCTGGACTGTTTTCTCAGTTTGTTCCAGACGATAACCTTAAACATTCCCTGATACACATTGTAGTCGTTGTTTGCCACTGTCGGCTTTTTGTCGCTGTTGGCAAGCTCAAGGGCTGTTTTTGCGTTCTCAAGTCCAACCATCAAGGTATCGCCAAAGAACGAACCCTGATTACCCATGTCATCCGTAAACTGCCCCATAGTTACTATGTTGCCGTCAAGATTATCACCATCAAGCGTATCGGTGGTTTTATTGTCGAGATAAGTCGAGCTTACCTTACCGCTCTTGCTGGTATGGGTATCGTTTACAAATGAGTTGCCGTCTGCCGACAATGTCCATGCGTAAGATTCGCCGTCCATCGTAAAGGATGACTGATCGGCATTGGTGAAAATGGCCGCTGCAAAGTCCTCCTGCGTATTGTAGGCCGAATTCATCAGGCCACCTGCCCTATTGCGCATGTTAAGCAGTTTGTTGTCGTCAAGGAACTTCCTGCCAAACACTTCAGTAAGAGAGAATTCATCAAACGAAATATTTTTAGTGAAGT